CATTAACATCTGGCATTGTTGGTTGTGTCTTAAACATATCAGGTGCGCCAGGAGCATTAACATTTGGTAATCCATCACCCTGCGGACCTTCTCCTCCTGCTTTCTCTGGAGCACCACCAGTCGATTCAGCCGGCGGTTTTCCTTCCGAAGACGACGGAGGAGTAGGAGCAGACGCCGTGGGAGCTGCTCCATTATTAGGAGCAGTAGGAGCAGCCGCTGCAGGTGTCGTCGCGGGAGCGCTCGCAGGTGATGAAACTGATTTAGCAGGAGAACCTTTCATTTCCTGTCTTGCTTTTTCTCGGTTTTGTTGAGATCTTTGAGCTTGCGTCATCTTTGCAGCAGGAGCTTTTGGTTCTTTAGGTGTTATAGCATCCTGTAACACTTTACCAGCATCACCACCATATCCAGGCGTAACGCCGCCGGAAGGTGTTTTATCTGGAAGTGCAGGCATTTTTTTTCTTAATTGTTCCGGAATGATATCGTTGCTCACATCTTCAGCAACTTTACTTCTAATTTTATCAGCCGATCCGCTATCCATGTTCGTGGTTATTCCGATAGAAGCGTCGTGCTTACCATCCATAACTTCTCTCATCAATATTGTTCTTTGTGCACCTTCTTTCTGTGGTGCCAATTTACGTTCAGTAAAATAATCTCGCTTACGACGACCTATTTCGTCTTGTGACATATCTTCAGTGACGCCTAACTTATCAAGAAGTTTTTTGTTTTCTTCGCCAATAGTCATTCGTATCATTCCCAGCAAACCAAGAGCAATAGCTGCTGGTGTTAATACTGGGGACATAAATGATATGAGAGAAATTAGAGTACGTAATGCGCCGGCCCCACCCAACATACCTAATAATGCATCCTTAACCATACCCATTATATCAGAAGGACCACCTGTAGATACCGGCTTATCATTTTTAGCAACAAGAGTTGGTGCTCCGATGTCTTCTATAGCAGGTAGATCTAATGCGGGTGCAGCAATTAATGCGCTTTTAGCAAAATCAACTTTGTTTGCATTCAATTCGGTATTGAACGATTTGAATTTTGATAGAATATCTTTCTGAGTTAACTTGATATCTTTAATGAGAGAGTTGATCGCAAGAACGAGTTTATTGGATAACTCGTATAATGAGTTTAACTGCGATCCTAGACTATTCATAGATGTTATGCTATTGGTAATAAACATATCACCAAACATATTAGATTTTTTTGTTAGATTAGCATTTGCATTTGATTTGCGGAATGACGTAGTCATAGCAGGATCGTTTGCTGATCTTTGCTGGCTTGATGATACGAGATTTGCGATTGCCATTAAAAGATCCTCAGAGCTCTAGCTAAACCTAATCCCGCAACAACACCAGCAAGAGCAAGAGGATTTACTGTTTCCGCTCTTGGGGCTGAAGGACTGTACGATGGTCGCTGATAGATTGTTCTTGTATTGTTAACCGTTCTGTCATTGTTCACTATAATTAATCTTTCTCTTTCTCCTTGTCCAGCAGATTCCTGAACAGCATTTCGTTGAGATAGAGCTGCGAGCGATTGTTGCAGTGGCGCAGGAGCAGGAGCAGCCTGAGGTCTAGCTGCTGACGGTGGCGGACCACCTCCACCCGTAGGTAATCTTGGCGTAGTTGCTTGTGGAGTCCCCGCAGGCGCTTGTGAAGCAGCTGCATATTCTTCTCCACCAATCTTCTGAACGTGCGGTGGATCAAATGCAGCATGCGGACGATGCAATCCCTGTGCACGTAAGAATGGATCTAGAGCTGGACCAGGAGACACGTCGAGAGCTTGTCCTCTCCCGTGCGCGCTACCTCTTCCGCCGCCTTCTACAGTGTATTGTTTTCCTTGATAGGTAATCGTCGTAGTGTTCTGTGGTTTAGCTGGAGAATATATTCCGGGCTCGCGAAACACGTTCGCGCGAACCCATAACTGAGCTTGATATTCATCTCCGCGATATCCGGAATTGATGGTAACAGGCTTACCGTATTCTTGAGCAGCTTGATAAAATCTCTGAAGCAAATCGGGATCTACCTGAGAGATATCTACATTATTACCTAGAGTAACATTAGGAGGAGGAGTTGCTCCAGATACTGGATTCTGTCCACCAGCGCCTGCTAGTCTTCCTACTCCGCCTGTTCCTGTAGCAACTCTTTCTGGTGCTGCTTGTGGACCAACAGTTGATGCAGCCGGACCTCCACCTCCTACTGGTATTGATGGAGTCGCTGCTGTTATTGTTCCGCCAGTGAGATCCATTGCGCGTTGAGCATAACGCATTCTTCCTTCGTAATGCTTAACACCAGCAGCTTCGTAGTGCTTCTCAAATACCATCATTGCGCTCTGAACATCATTAGTCTTTTTTAATTCAATCAGTGAACGCTTATGTGTTGTATTGAGTTCTTCCTTCATAAACCCATAATTAGCTTCTGGGTCTGTTGCAGATTGTCCGGTCCTTTCAAGATATGCTTCGAAAGATCTGCGGCGAGGACCAGTCCACTGGGCCCATCCAAGTCCACCACGTCCTCTAGTAACTCCGCGCTCTTGTATGCCTGCTTGCAATCCAGCAGACTCGTGTCCAAGATTACCTAATATGCCTGCTGCTTGTTCGCGTGTCAGACCAAAATCTGATTGTAGCCTAGCCATCAATGCAGGCGCCTGAGAATCAAAAGATCCTCCGCCAGCGATACGTCCCGAAGGAGCACCCATACCAGTACCAGGAATTGCGCTAGGAGCAGCAGCAATAGTAGGCGCCCCCGCAGCAGCAGGTCCACCTGCTCCAATAGGCAATCTCGAATCAGCTCCAGCAATCTGCGGTGCTCCCGGTAATGGGGACACTCCAGATCGATCTATAGCTAATGCACCGCCTTCAGCTGACGCCAGAGAAAAGTGCATAGCATCTTTCGATGAACGCCAGTCTCCACCCCATCCTAATCCATATTTGCGAGCCATCTCACCGATATTAGAAGGCATATCAGTAACAAGACGTCCGTCAAACAAATGAGGATTCGATGAAGGATTGATATCAATCGCTACACCGAGCGAATGAAAACTCTTTTGATTGGATCCTGCGATATTTCTATTAGCATATCCACCAATACTATTAATCTTATATCCAGTTGCTTCAAGCTCATCTACGAATCCCTTGAAGTTTTGCGCATATTGCTCGGCTACAACAAACGACTTACCAGAAGCAGTTTTAATTGTTACCATACCCGAAACAGGCGATGTTCCTATACTAGAAGTACCGCCTGGAGCACCACCGGGAGCAGCAGCCGGTCCACCGCCCAAATAATTTGTTCCGAGTACTAATCCAGCACCAGCTGCTACACCAGCAGCCGCAGCAGCTGTTCCTAATACTATATTCCTTTTAGCTCTAATAGTAGCTATTCTAGAAGCTCGCGCTTCAACTTCTGCTCTGCGAGTATCTCTAAATCTAGTGGATTTAGTTTCTTCGGATCTTCTTATCTTTGATTTTACAGCTGTAGCTTTAGCAGCTCTAGATCCAGATACGGGCATAGGCCCGCGAGTAGGTCTAGTAACAGCACCACCGGATTTTGATGGCCCCTTAACACCTGTAATTTGCTCAACGATTTTATCTCGGAATTCATCATTTTGCTGCATCATCTTACGAATGATGAGATAATTTTGCTCGGATAAAGTTTTAACGATTCCTCGCATACCATCGAGCGCGATGGGCATTTTTCTAAATGATAATTCGTTAACTTTTACTATTTTTGATGCTGTTTGTATAGTATCTGTAAATGCAGTTTCTAACTGATCAACATTAGTTTTTTCGTCTGGTGCATCAGATAGCTTATTAAACTTTGGTAAGTTTTTCTGAAGCTCTTCGCGCTTGGAAAATATCTGTTGTAATTTTTCAGTCGCAGGTTTTCCAGCTTCATCAACGATCGTACCATCGGGCTGAAAGAAGTATTTACTGTTACCTATCTTTCCCGCGAGTTCTTTCAGCGAACGGCGTTGTTTCGTTACAGGTTCTTCTTTTGGCATAGGGGGAAACATATTAGCGAATTTAGCTGGAGCCGGTTTTCCCGCCTCATCAACGATCGTACCATCACTCGCGTAATAGTATTTTGAATCTCCGATCGCTCCAGCTTGGATTCTAGTTTCCTTAGCCATTTACTACCTTTGTTTTTCTTGTTCTTCTTTTAACTTCTCTAGATACTCCACAAGCATTTTCACATAGATATCCCTCTCCCACGGAATCATACCTTCTATGTCACCTAATGAATATTTGTGATACTGCATTAACGAAAAGTTAGTCTGGTAATAATTCGCTAGTGTATTATGAGAGAGGATTATTAAAAAAAATCAGACATCCCTTCTAATACAACAGTATCTTCTTGACCACATCCCACGCACTTGTACTTAAAAGTATGTTTCAATTTTGGCATAGTGTTAACAAATTTCATGATCTTAGCAAATTGACTGTTATTCAATGATTCAATGAATGAGATAGCATCATTTAGATTATCTGGTTCATAAACATTTTCATTATCATAGACAGATAAAATGCATTTGGCTAACATAGAAATTTCATCACTACCTTCACTGATAGTCTTGATATCATTAATCGTAGGATAGCGCATTTCCATCCCAAGTTTATCATCAATCTGTATCTTCGCAGTATGTTCCGGATCTTTTTCTATCTTAACATTTTCTAAATTGATTTCAACAGGCGTAACAGCTTCGCATGATATCCCATTATAATTCACACCACCAGTGTGACGATATTCTAGCTTTACGATTTCACCAACAGATTTCGCTCGGATATTTAAAAACAAATACTCCAGATCAAAATACGGAATAACATTTACGTCTACGTCATCAGTGCAAGCATTGATAACATCTTTCACCGCTTCAATCATAGCCAACGAATCTTCCGATTGTGCAGCCATCAATAATACTTTTTCTTCTTTGACCAAGAATGGTCTATATTGAATTCTTTTCGAAGAAGAAGGAAGTTCCAGACCAAATCGCGCGACTGCAATTTTAGGTAATGCCATAATTCACCTCATGTTGTTTAAGTATTTCTTTTACTAGCTTCTCTTTGAGAGAAAAATCTATCAGGGAATGTGTTGTTGATTTCTGTCGTATAGAAATATCTCATTTCTACTTGCAGCTTACCATATCCCTCATCTCCCCAAGCCATTTGAATATCATTAACAGCTATCGGATAAGCTTCATGCAATACGATTTCTGTATGTATTTCGTATTCACCTTCTCCGTCTGCTCCTACTATGCCTCCGGAGTTTTCATCTAAAGGCGATGAATACTGCACGATTTTAATCGTACCGATTCCATCTTGATAGTATTTCGTATCGAATGGAGCAACAACATTTGAACGTTCATGATTAGAACGATTGTGACCTACAAGAAAATCCTGCCAGCGCATAAAGACTTCGCGCTCGCGCATGTCTTTACTGAGAATGATGCTAAACGAAACTGGCTGTTGCGAATATCTATAGGGAATAGCACGAGCAGGTCCGTGATAATTCTGATCAAACGTCGTGAGCGTTCTTCCGGGTATATTCAAAGATTCTATACGAAATTGCATACCTTCGTCTAGACCAAATCTCCTAAGAACATTCGCTGGAGAAGAAGCACCATTTCTACTGTACGAACCAGGTCCTCCGATGATGTATCCTTCGAATTGCGAAGTCTGCGCAATTCCTGAATCACTAATTCTAGACGAAAAATCAGCTACGTTAAATGGCATTGTTAAATCCTATTGCGACTGTCCGCATAGATGCGACTTTTATTTGCGCCTACAAATCTGTCAAGAGGCAAGAACAAAGTCATTTCCCATTCGCTAGGTTCTATATAAAAGAATTTAGAACGAACTTGCGATACCAAGTATCTTTTGATACACGGTTTAAAAAAACGATATCTAGATGCTTGTTGGAGTATATTATATGAAATCCTCAGTCGTGTATTTTCATCAAGTTCTTTTGTTGAAGCGGAATCGTACAGAGCATCCATCAAAGCAGCTCTAAGCGGTAACGGAAGATAATGCAGATTGATTCCTAAAAACGATGCGCCGTTTGTTGCGAATCCATTAGTTCTGCTAGAGTCAATAGGAAAAATGAGCGGAAATCTATCATAGTACGGGAGAGTCTTTTTACCCTTAGGATCATACTCAAATAGATACATACGACCTAGCATTGGCTTATCTGTTAAACGCGAAGCTTGACTTTTGATCATTCGCGTAGGACTAGCATTACCCATAGTTTTAGCTTGTTGACGAAACCATTCCCTAGAGTCGCGCTTTATAGAAGGCGAAACTCCAGCGGTCATTCCCTTCTTAAGCATTCTATCGAATATGTACGCAGGCATTAAATTCCCAATTCCTTTTCGGTGAGCACTACGAACTGCCAATCACGATCAGCACAATATTCTTTAGCAGCTTCCCATTTGCTTATATTTATTCCATACGTAGCCACCTCACGAAGATACTTCTTCGTTGGCTTAGATCCATTTGTCTTAATTTTTGGTGGGACTGATTGCGCTCGAGGTTTGATCTCGATCATCTTGACGCTGATCTTTCCCTCTTTATCCCTCATCTTAATAATGAAGTCGGGGAAATATCGATGCCATCGTCCGTCGAGCGGAGATTTATAGGGAACAATAACTTCTTCTGAAGCCCACTGTATGATGTTAGGATTTGAATCTAGATAGGCCATGAATCGAAGTTCCCAAGATGATCGATAGACGATCTTCGTAGGATCTCCTTTATACTTTTGAGGATTTTTAGGTTGAAAACGTCCTTTATATGCTGCCATAGTATCTATGTATTCGATATAAATAAGTAACAGCATAAGGAGTGCTTCATGGTATTAAGGTTATTAGCTAAACCTATAGCAGCATTAGCAGCGAGAAGAATTAGTATGGGCGTTGCTTCTAGAGCTGCTGGTGTTGGCGCTCTTGTTGGTGCTGGCCTTGCTGGTTTATCTGGGATGCTAGGAGGTACCGGTGAAAGTAGAGCAGATCCGTTTAACAGTGCTAACTTAACATTTCCAGATGATCTCGCAAATAATGATCATTGGATTTCATTCGAAGCACAAGAAACTAAAGGCGCGCCTGTTCCTGGATTAGGATTAGCATTGGCTAATCTAGCCGGTTCGTTTGTGATTAAAGGCGGATCAGTATTTTTACCAATGCCATCTAACCTCTCTACTGATTATAATCCAGAATATAGCACACCAGATCTTGGTCCTATTGCTGGCATGGCTTTAAAACCTTTTGACAGAGCTATGTACGGAAATACAGATATTCCCGGCGGAATTAGTGCGGGTGGACTTGCAGCTGGCGTTGCCGGCGGTGCAACAGTAAAAGGTGCGCAAGCGATCGCGGGGTTAATCCCAGGCGGCGGAGAAGGTGTTTTCGGAGCATTATTAAAAGTTTCTGCCGGTGTTGCCGTTAATCCGCACAAAATCGTATTGTTTACTGGTGTAAATTTTAGAGATCATACATTTTCCTGGAGACTTTCTCCTAAAAATCGTCAAGAGTCCGACACAATCAGAAACATTATAGATTTTTTCAAATTCTACTCACACCCAGAATATGTTGCAGGCGGATTGTTTTTTAAATATCCAGAATTCTTTAATATCAGATTCCATCACCCGGATTATCTTTTTGCGATAAGACCATCAGTATGCACAGACGTTAGAATCAATTACCATACGCAAGGATATCCTGCATACGTTCGAAATGCAGACGGAAGCGGTGCTCCTGCTCCAGCAGAAATTGAACTGACTCTGTCGTTTAAAGAAACTGAAATTGTCACTAAGAATTCTCTTAATCCTCCAGCGACCTAATGAATAGGAATATTGATGTTTCTGTTTAGCCCATATCCTACTGTAAATTATCGTATTCCTAACACGAATACGATAGTTCCGGTCACTAACATAACAAAACGATTTGCTGTCACTAATTTTCTAAACAACTCAAAAGCTACATTCGACGAATACTACATTCAGGATGGAGAACGAGCAGACATAATAGCATATGAATATTATGGCGATCAGACGCTAGATTGGTTGATATTTCTTGTCAATGAAATTCATGACCCATATTTTCAATGGGCTTTATCTGAAGATCGATTCAAGTCGTATATGATTCAGAAATACGGCGGCTTAGAATACGCATATCAAACCGTGCATCATTATGAAAAAATAATTCAACAACAAAGTCAAATCAGTGACGGTGATGTGACTAGAATTATACCAGAGAAAACATTAACAGTTGATTTTACAACATACAATTCGTTAATTGCTAGTGAAAGAAAAGTGATATCTATATACGATCATGAAAATAATATGAACGATAATAATAGACACATTTATCTACTAGATTTGAACTACACTCTTCTGATTAAAGAACAACATCCCTATATCTTTGACGACGGTGCATATTTAAGATGAGTAATGTCGGTGGCGGTAATTTAACTCAATGCACGATTGCTGGACAAGACGTGCGCGCGATGGTAAATATGCTCGATTATTACGAAAGCATATATTCGCCAGCGGCTTCGTGCAACATCACGCTTGTAGACGGTAGCGGATTCCACAGTAAAGCTAAACTAAAAGGTGGGACTGAAGATATCAATATTGGCTTTGGTGGTCGAGAAGGTCAATCGATTAGAATGGCTTTTAAAGTTGGTAAAGTCGGAGATCGTATGCGTGGTAAAGAAAACCTGGATATGTATCTAGTCACTGGTGTTCCGCAAGAATTCATCGAAAACAATCAAAAAGAAATTGTCAAAGCATATAAAGATAAGAAGTTATCTGATATGGCTAAAGACTGGCATGAAGAATATGTCAAAGAGACGACTACATTAAAGAAAGATCTAGTCACAAACGAAGAGTCCGAAGACAAACAAAATTATCACGGCACAGGACGCAGCCCTACAACTGCTATTCGTTGGGCTGCTAAAGAAGCGAAGTCAGCTAAATCAAAAGCTTCTAACTACATGTACTATCAGGATCGCGACGGCTATCACTTTAAAACTATTGATGCTATGCTGCAGGAAGGTGAAAAATTCACGTTAAGCTATGCTCACCAGAACATCGGTGCTGCTGGAGGAGATCCTGGTCGCAAAATTATTGCGTTCGATCAACAATCCGATCTTGACAGTATGAATTCTAGTTATAGCGGAGCAGATTCCGATCATTGGTATTTCTTTGATCCGACTGTAGGTAAAATAGATGGCGTTAAGACAGGTAAACGAGATGGTGCTGGTGATACGACGCACACAGGATCGACGCAGTTAACTCAAGAACAAAAGAGCGCTCGTGGCGAGCGATATAATCTTGTTGTAGCTCCAGGGCAAGTTAAGAGTAAGTTTCGTGATTCTCGCGACGCGAAAATAGCAGATAACAAAAGATCGTTACCAGAACACGGTGCTAAGTCTTCCGCAGCTCTTCAACTCGATAATCTGATTATGAACATTCGTGTTCCTGGAGATACTAATTATAAACCAGGCATAAAAGTTCGTCTAAATATTCCTGCGAATCAAGAAGCTAATGAACTTGATCCAAGATCAGGAACATTTTTAGTTACAGCTGTTAGACACGTAACATATAAAGACGATAAAGATTTTAAGTATGAATGCATATTAGAATGTAAGAGTGATTCGCAAAGTAAAAATTCTTCTGGTAATTCTGGAGTTGCATAATGGCTGAATTTGGCACGGTGATGGGTCAGGACGGATTGAAGTGGTGGGTCGGAACGGTAGAAGATCGTGGATCTGGACAATATTCCGGAGAAAAAGATAATCTAAAGCTCGGAAGAATCAAAGTTCGTATTCATGGTCATCACACAGAAGATAAAGGTAAGCTTCCTACAAAAGATTTACAGTGGTGTTATGTTATGAACTCCACGTCGTCTGCGTCAATCAGCGGAATCGGAAGAAGCCCTACTGGTATTACTGAAGGAACAAAAGTATTAGGATTTTTCATGGATGGTGATGGTGGACAAGTACCTATCGTATTTGGTACAATCCCACACATCCAGCAAAAAGGCGGATCTGGTGATCAAGCTCCTGGTTCTGGGAGTAGCGCATAATGGCTTCGATTACAGTAAACAGATTAATCACATCAAACACTGCTCCTATGATTACAGGAACAGTGCAATTCGAACGATATGATTCTAACAGGAATCCTAAAGAAACAATTCAAATTGTAGTGAATTATCAAACATATGAATTGTTTCGTAATGTTGGTCTAGACGAAACAGTAAAGCCTAACATATGGAAATTACATTTTCCAGAACCATTTATAAATGCAGGAACGTATGATGTTGAGGCTAAAGTTATTGATGTAGCTACAGAAGAAGTTGTAGCAAAAGATAATACAATAGATGAATTAATAATTAGGGCTCCTACAGCTGAAGAAGTTGCGAAAAACAATTTAACATTACTGCAAAAAGTTGCTCTCGTCAGCTCGCTTATGAATGACGTGCAAAAATTATTTGGTGGACAAAATGGTATTGGTGGCAATCCATCTGTTCATCCTACATTAGATGATGATTCTTCTACTTCATTAGCTGGACGAGCTGATCAAGAAAGAGCTGAAGCAATAGCTGTAATAGATAAAAAGAAAAGACAAGAACCAAATAAAAATCCAGTGCCCGTTAAAAAACATGCGATGGCCGCTGTAGATTCATCAGCAACTAATCCAAAAGAACTAACAGGTGACCAAGCTAAATATAAAGGATTCGGGCTAGAAGGATTGGACGCAGCCGACAGAAAAGCAGTTCTTAGTGGTGGCTTGACTAAAGCAGAAAAAGCGGCGATGGGTAAGTAATTTTAATATCATAGAAAACTTCATATGAGGAATTAATTATGGCTACAGCTGACGAACAATCTCCTGGTGGCGGCAAATCAAAGTATCTAGGTAATCATGTGTACACCACAGAAGCTGGGCACATGATTGAAGTAGATAACAGCCCTGGTGATCGCAGGATTCATATTTTTCATGCGAGCGGAACATTCATTGAGATTAAAGATGATGGTGCTCGTATATCAAAAGTGGTAGCGAAAGATCAGGAATATCTTGAGGCCGGAAAAGATCAAAAGATCACAGGAACGTTTAACCTTTCGGTTGATGGTGATGTATTCGTGCATGTAACCGGTTCTATGAAACAAGAAGTTAAAGGCAATTATGAACTAGTTGTTCATGGTGACTATCGTATTAAATCTGCTGGAAATCATTTTCAAGAAACAGGCGGCGATGAGCGTGTTCAAGTTAATGGAAAAACTTCACATCGTTCGACAGGAGACAGAGATCATATCACAGGCGGAAACAGTGTAGAAACTGTTGGAGCAGATAGAAATGTAACGACAACAGGAAACAATCTAGATATGACGGGTGGAAATTCTGTATCAATGACTGGCGGAGAACATGCTATTTCCTCAGGAGGAACTGTAGGAATTGGTGGAGCAGAAGTAGGTATTGCTTCTACTGGTGAAATGAACCTAAGAGCTGTTGGTGGAAACTTAACAGCGATCGCACCCGAAATTCATCTAAATCCAACATGAATCATAAATTTGTAATTAAAGAAAAGGGTGTTTTGTGTGAATATCAAAGATACGAAGACATACCTTTAGAGTTTGATCATGTCATAGAGTTTAAACCATACATTCCCGACACTGATCAGCACACTCATGAAGAGCATGATGAAATAGCTGAATGGAATGATAAACTAAAACAGCTCATGAAGAGGGAGAGACCATATGCCAGCCGTTACTAGATTCGGAGACGCAGACGTAGCTCATTGCTCTGGAATGACAAGAAGCGGAAAATCTGGAAACGTCTTTGCTAATGGTATTGGTATAAGTCGCGAGGGCGACAACAACACTACACATCTTCTTCCCGGTGCTCCTTGTCCCGAACACGCTGCTCCAATAGCATCTGGTTCTTCAACGGTTAAAATTAACGGAGTAGGGTGTGGGCGTGTAGGTGATGCTATATCAGGCTGCACATCTGTAGCCGCAGGTTCTCCAGACGTATTTGCAGGTCCATAATGGCTAATCAACTCAAAATTGACACGAAAATTAAAGAAGAATTTACAGCAGCTAAGATCGGAGAATCTTATACTACTGATGATGGAGTTACCGCGATATATCAAGGTACTGATCAAACAGCAGATATGATCGAAGATCTATCTCGCGATTTTCCAGAGTTTGTAAATAAAGCTAATTCTGCGGCCATGCTCGCGAATCCTTTAGGATTTGTGCCGCCACCATTTAAATTAGATCCTGCGATCGGTTCTTTACTTACCGGAGGCGCTGCAGGGGCGGTCGCTGGAGCTGCCGGCGCTGTTGCAGGAGCAGCTGCGGGAGCAGTGGCCGGAGCATTGGGAGGATTAGCTAAAGGATTTCTTCCGCCCGGATTAGATGCGCCAGTAGAAGCGGTTAAGAGTGTGATCAAAGGTGTCACTGGCCAGGTGCCAGGAATGTCCGGTAGCGCAGCAAGTATAGTGGGAAAGATCGGACAAGTCAATGCTCTGATGAATGTTGCTCTGAAAGGACCGGGCTCTTTGATATTTAAAGCTATCGGATCAAACTTCTTATCAGACATCCCTGGAGCTGACGCATTAAAAAATGTTGTTAATCTACAAAGTCAGGTAGCTTCATTAGCTGGGTTAGCTTCTAATCCTATCGCATTTGCTGCTAAAGCTGCTCTTATGCAGGGCCAATTTCCTATGATTGATATGAATGCGTTAGCAGGAAAAATGATAAATGGTGCATTATCTGGTGCAGGATTTGATATCAAGTCGATGGTTCCTAATATGAATCTTGCTGCTGGCGCATTAGCCATGCTACCTATCCCAGGAAAAACACCTACGCTCGCTGCGATGAAACCACCAAAAACTTCTAATCCACCAAAACCAGTTAAAGCTGTACAAATGAAAAATCTATTTGCTGAAGCAGCAGCTGCTTCATCATTGTCTACTCTCACACAACCACTGTCACAATTTATGGGTATGATGGCCACGATTGCTCCTCAAACTTCTTTGGTTGCTGCGGGAGCTGCTGCGTCGACCTACGGGACACAAAAACTAGTTGGTAATGCTAACACTGTTAATTGGGGATCTGGTGGATATGGGCGTAATAATGATAAGGCTGAGCTTGAACGTAAGCGACTCGAACTTACAGCTAAGATAGAAAAGCATACAGCCGAATTAGAAGCTATGGCTGATTACAGTAAGTTGACGAGTATGAGCTATCAGGATCTTACTAAGAAATATCCTCGCATTACTCCAACAATGTCTGTCGCAGAAGCATTAACAATCATAACTGAAACTGATTTGGCTCAAATAAAGATAGTATGACCGCTTAACTACATTATTATTATAATATGAATAAACGAAGTTGTCAAGGGTTATTTTGATAATAAATAGCCAAAAGGAACGCAAATGAAAAAAAGAGTTCTGCCATCTTCGTTAACGAAACTCTCGTACAGGGATTTCGATTTGTCGTTTAAGAGTCATCCGACGACTGGAAAGTTGTTGATAAAGAAGGACGACGAAGCGGTAAAGCAAGCTGTGAAGAATATCGTTCTAACAAATCGCTATGAGCGCCCATATCATCCGGAATTCGGTGGTGATATTCGTTCTAGGTTATTTGATCTGTTTACGTCTATAACACAATCAGATTTCGAAAATAGAATTAATACAGCGATTGAAAATTACGAGCCTAGAGTACAACTAATTTCTGACAATGGTAATGCATCTGTTACAGTAAAAGAATATCCCGATGAAAATGGTCTTGCGGTCACGGTTCGCTTTCGTAACGTAGCTACATTGAACGACGTTACACTAGACATCAATCTTAATAAGGTTCGCTAATGGCTGATAATACAGATCTCGTTGTAACAGGATTAGATTACGATATCATTCGTGCGAATCTTCGCACATTCATTTCGTCTAAGCCGGAATTTACTGATTACGATTTCAACGATTCCGCTCTAGGAACGTTGCTAGATTTGCTTGCATACAATACGTATTATCAAGCATTTTATGCTAATATGGCTACGAACGAAGGATTCTTAGATACAGCACAACTATATGACAGTGTTGTTTCAAAAGCAAAAGCTCTTGGATATACTCCTACGAGCGCGCGAGGGGCCACTGCAAACGTTCAGCTTATCTTTACTAGCAGCATCGCTAATACTACATTCCGTTCGATTCGCGTTCCGAAAGACACACAATTTTCTGCAGTAATAAATGGCGCTTCATATATTTTCGTTGCGCCTCAAACATATACAATCACAGCCAATTCTGTCGGAGGGTTCGCCCAGCACATTAATATCACAGAAGGTGTGCCACTTACACATCGATTTATTTTTAATCGCGCTACCGCTACTTCATTCGTTCTTCCTAATGATAATGTAGACACGTCGAGCATTACTGTTACCGTCACTACATCAGGAAACACGCAAAGTTATATTAAAGGCGATAATATCCTTACTGTGAATTCATCTTCACAAGTATACTTTGTAGACGCTGACAAAGAACAGAGATTCAAAGTCTATTTTGGAGACGGTGTTATTGGTAAACTACCAGCAACATCAAGCACAGTTTCAGTTTCATATCGCGTATGTAATGGTAGCACTCCGAACGGAGCTGATTCGTATACTCTAATCGGCGGTAGCATAGACGCACAAACTGGTGTTGTTATCGTTCCTGTGGGTCGTGCTTCTGGTGGTGCGGCTATCGAGGGTATTGAATCGATGAGATTCAATGCGCCTCTATCATATCAAACTCAAAATCGTTGTGTGACCATTTCTGACTACGAACGAATTCTTCTTCGCGAGAATCCTGATATTCAGGCAGTAAGCGTTTGGGGTGGCGAAGACAACGTTCCGCCAATTTATGGTAAGATCTTTATAAGTTCTAAACCTAAGACTGGAACTCTATTTTCAACGACTCGTAAGAATGATATCAGATCTTCTATCTTAAAATATAATGTTCAATCGATAGATGTTGAGATAGTCGATCCTACGTATCTCTATATTGTACCAGAAGTTGATGTTAGATACAATCCATCAAACACATCAAAAACTCCTGGAGAATTAGCTGATCTCGTCTCTGCTAGAATAGTAGAATTTGAATCGACAAATCTTTCTAGATTCGGACAAAAGTTTAGATATTCTAGATTTCTAGATTTCCTCGATTCAACAGATCAGGGTATAGTTGGAACGAACGCCACTATTCGTTTAAGAAAGACGTTTGTACCTTCGTTGCTGAACATCAATACTTATACATTAAAATTTAATAATGGTATACAACGTCTTGGTAGTAAAGAACTCGTAACTGATGTATCAGCACAACTTGGGTTTGGCTGCTTAACATCTTCTTCATTTAATTACGCTGGATATGATTCGTTTTTTGATGATAACGGATATGGTGTGCTAAGAACATATCATCCTTCTAAGTCCGGCAGTTTAAATAGAGTGTATACGAATTACACAGCAGGAACTGTTGATTACGATGCCGGTGACGTAACAATCAATAATTTTGTGCCGACATCGTTCAGCGGAAATGAACTTTCTGTTATTGTTGCGCCTATTAATCCAAATATTACGCCTATAAGAAATCAAATTTTATTGATGTCTCAATCAATAATTAATGTCGTCGATGATAATACGAATAAAGTCGTTGCCGTGGCAACCAACACCGAAACCATTGGTCAGACTGCTACATTGCTGACACCAACTGGAAGGTTGTATAATTTCTAATGGCTATTATCAACGCTAACGAAATCTACAAGAAATTATCTTCACAGATCGAATCTCAATTTCCGGGATTCATCCGCGAAGATGGTCCGCAATTTGTTGCGTTTTTAAAAGCATATTATGAATATCTTGAGCAAAGTGGAAATGCAGTAGATGCTATCCGACAATTAAATGATAATCAAGATATCGACAGGACATTAGATTCGTTTGTTGAATATTTTAGACACGAATTTATGCAAGACATACCAAAAGATGCTTTGGCTGATCAACGTCTTTTAACTAAGCATATCAGACAATTCTATCGTTCTCGTGGTACTCCAGAATCATATAGATTCCTATTCCGCGCTCTCTACAATAAAGAAATTGAATTCTATTATCCAGGAGAAGATATTCTCCGCGTTTCTGATGGTCGTTGGCTTAAAGAAACAAAGTTGCGCGTAGGTTCTCCGTTCAATAGATCTCCTTCTCTATTCGGAGGAATACGAGTAACAGGAGCTGCTTCTGGCGCAACAGCCGTAGTCCAGAGCGTTGTTTCTACGATTGCTTCGGGTGTTACAGTATTTGATATGACTGTAGAAAACGTCTCGGGGGCGTTCCAAGACAATGAACGCATTTTTGACGATGATGGTAATTTTGCTACTGTTAATGCTCAAATTGGCGCATTAACTGATTTAGATATCACTGATGGTGGAGCGTTTCATAATAACGGCGAAGAAGTTGAAATTGGCGGTGCGGGTTCTACAGTTAATGCTAAAGGTATAATAACAGAAGTTACAAACATAAGCGCTGTTACTGCTCGTATTGTTAAGAGCGGAACCGGTTATACTAGAAACAACACTAGAGTTGTTATAACTGGCGGAGATGGAGTTGGATTTTCTTTAGGAATACATTCTTTCACTCAAGAAGCTGTTAACATTTCTCTGAACAACGATACTATCAATAATCTTAAAAATGTCAGATTAGATAGCCCATCATTTTTTGTTAGATCGGGCGCTAATACGGGACCCGTCACCAAGAAATTAACAGGAACTGTAAAAGCCTTTACTGGTACTAATACGATATTTGGAACCGGAACAGCATTCAATACTGAATTAGCAGTTGGAGATATTGTTCGCATAACAGGATCACCTACTGCGCTTAGGGTTCATTCTATTGGCGGCGCACAAACATTCGTTACAGTTACTCAATCTTCGGTTGGAATAACGACTGGCGCAAACGCATATTCAAAACTAGCTGCTGCTAATGTTTCATCCACGCTTCAATCTGCTTTAACATTCAATACAAGTTCGTTCTTTTCGATCAACGCACTATCGCTGATAAATCCCGGAAAAGGTTACACCACACTACCTACGATATCTATTATAGACGATGATATCTCTATCTTTGGGCACGACGATGGACATGGCGGTATTTTAGGAAAAAATGCTGTAGTCGTTTCTAATGCGGCTACTGGATCGATTGTATCTGTTCGAATCACTGACAGAGGCACTAACTTTAACAAATTCCAAGAAGCTACGATATTGAATATTACACGTGGTAATGACCCAATCATACAAAGTTCTGCAGCCCTTAAAACTGATGGTTCTGCAACCACGAGATTTATAGTAAGAAATACCACACATTTTGGTCAAGGCCTTGGTCAAGTTTCGGGCATCACTAATTATCCTGGAAAATATATTGATACTAAAGGTTTCCTTAGCTGGAACAATAGACTTCAAGACAATTATTATTATCAGGAATTTTCATATGTAATACGTGTGACCGAACTTCTTGATAAATACAAGGAAGTTGTAAAGAAACTTGTTCATCCATCGGGTACGAAACTCTTCGGTGAATATCAAATAATTTCAAATGTTCTTACGCCAATTCAAGTTGCATCATCTAGATCTTCTTTCATTACTCTAAATATCACTGAAACACTAACACCAACTGATGTTTCTGTAGGTATGTTGAATACTTCTGCTGCTATAGCGGAACTTTCTGGGTCCGAAATTATTGGAACATATGCTTCTGATTTAATTTCTGTATATGCTTCCCTATTAATATCAGATATTGGCGGAATTGGGACATTAAAACTTGAAGATTCTATTGAAGCTACGATAAGTTGATATAAATATTGAGAACTATTATTCAGGAGCTCTGAATGTCGATTGAAAAGATTAATCCCGGCGATTCTACTAGCGTTATTGTTTCACGAGGAAGTGGACAAAAGGAATCAGTAGATCTGCATGGATATTTTACCGTTAGCTGTAAAGGACAGAACGGCGAAACTAAATGGGAAGACGGATTTAACAATCTTGTCACTACAGCGGGCAAAAACGCTCTTCTTAATACCTATCTTGGCGCTACAGCTGTTAGTGTCGGAACAACAACTTGGTATATGGGATTGATTGCTGCTAATGGCTATTCGGCCGTTGCCGCAGCAGATACTTTGTCATCTCATTCTGGGTGGAAAGAGTCTGGTGCAAATAATGCTAGAGCGCCTGGTTATAGTCAAGCAACTCGTCGCTTAATTACGTTTGCTGCGTCATCTAGTGGCTCTAAGGCTACTTCTAATGCTGTTATTTTTTCTATCACAGTAGACGGTACTGTAAAGGGAGCTTTTATTGCTAATAACGCGACCAAGGCTGGAAGTACAGGAACGCTCTATTCGGCTGGATTGTTTACTGGTGGTGATAAAGTCATCACTAACGGCGACACCTTAAACATAACATATACAGCTTCAGCATAATGACAACACTCGTAACACGCCATTTTAGAATTCATAACGCGGTTCAATTTTTTGAATCGTTCAGTGAATCTGTGCCTACTCGATATTATTATTTCATCGGAAAGAATTTTGCTTTTGCCAATTCTATTCCTATTACAGGAACAGTTAAACTTTCTAGCTCTTCTAATACCGTAATAGGTTATGGGACTGTTTTTAATGCAGAACTTGCTGCTGGTGACATCGTACGAGTAGATGGTACTGCATACAATCTTCGAGTGCATTCTGTTATTGGCGCTCAGACTTTTATTTCAGCTGTTCGTCCTTCGACAACAGTTACTACATCATCTGCTGCGTTTATCCGTAAAGCGTTTAGTGAAAACAATCCTCCTAATCCAGTAGACACGTATCAAGATACATATTTTGATATTTGGCGCAATATGATATCCGCTAAACGAATTCAAACGTCAGACGTTTCTCATGTTATTCCAAGATATAACTGGACTAACAATACAGTCTATACTGCATATTCAGACACAAACGCAACTCTTGAAAATTCTCAATTTTATGTTTTCACTAGCGCATGCAATGTATATAAATGTATTGATAATAATAGAGGGACTTCTTCTGTCATTCAGCCAACCGGCATTGTGACGAATGATATTATTTTAACAGCTGACGGATATCGTTGGAAATATATGTACACTGTTACTTCTGGTCGTGCATTAAAATTCCTTACATCAGATCATGTCCCAGTGCAAACATTAACTTCGGATGATAGCACAGATCAATGGGATGTGCAAACTTCTGCTGCAAATGGAGCCATACATAGCATCACTCTTGTGACTAACGGTTCTGGATATCTTAGTGTAACTAATACATTTTCTTATGTTACAAGTAAACTTTTAGTTAATCTGAATACTGAAGCAAGCGGCATTGATGATGTCTACAATGGATCTGGAATATTCATTTCTTCTGGTGCTGGTGTAGGTCAACTTCGTAAGATTGTTAAATATTACGGTGCTAATAATCTTGTTGTTGTTAATGGCGCATTTACTACGGCTCCTACAACATCCAGTAGATATATTGTTTCGCCGCTTGTTACAATTAGTGGTGACAGTGGAGGATCTACTGTATCACGAGCAACAGCATATGTTTCTAATACTGTTGGTGGCCAAGTTCGAAAAATTACAATTGTTTCACAGGGTCGTTCATACTCAACGGCTAATGTGACTATCACAGCGAATTCTTCATATGGATACGGTGCTGTTGCTAAAGCTGTTATACCTCCGATAGGTGGTCATGGTCGCGATGCAGTAGATGAATTATACGGAAGTCGAGTGATGATGAGCGTTAGAGTTTCTGGTTCAGAATCTAACACGTTTCCGACAAACAACGATTTCCGCATAATCGGTGTGTTACAAAATCCTAAGTTGAATAACGGAGCAAATGCTACAGCTTCAGCTATTGATCAAACTTTGCGTGTAACAGTTGCTGAAGTATCTGGTGATTTTTATGCTGACGAACTTATTACAGGCGATGTGAGCAAGGCTACCGGTAGATTATTATATTTTGCAAATACGAACGCAGCTAGAACTCAAGGTGTTCTCAAGCTCGTCCGTGTAATTACAAATGGCACCGGATCTAGATTTATTGCAGGAGAAACCGTTCGCGGTTCTACTTCTACGCGAACAGCTAACGTTCAGCTTGTCACTCTCCCTGCCATGAAACCATTCACTGGTTTGGTCATATATACTGAAAATAAACCTCCAGTAACAAGATCTCTTGAACAAACTGAAGACGTTAAATTAGTAATCAATTTTTAATCGGAAGGTATCATGGCTGCACAGTCTAATTCAGTTACGCTCTCTACGAACTTCAACGTAGAACCGTACTACGACGACTTCGACGAAACGAAGAATTTCCATAGAATTCTTTTCCGTCCAGGGTTGGCTGTTCAGGGTCGCGAATTGACTCAGATGCAGACTATTATGCAAAATCAGATCGATAGGTTCGCAGAACACATCTTCAAAGAAGGTTCTACGGTCCGCGGTCTTGAGATGAATTATGATTCTAATTATGCGTATGTCAAATTGATGGACAATACGTCTACAGGAGCAAACACAGTCGCGCTGACTAACTTTAACAGTAAGATTGTTAAGGGCGCAACATCTGGTGTATTAGCTTTCGTTATAAACAGCGTTGAGGGTTCTCAAGCTAATACACCTAATTTTAAAACATTGTTCATTAAGTATGTTGCTTCTAACACTACCACCGGCTATATTAAATTTGCTAATAATGAAATATTGAGGGCTGTTGGTAATACCATAATTACAGCCAACACAATTAAGACTTCTCTTGGTAACGCGACAGGATTTGGTTCTGCAATTACGTTCGAATCGGGCGTAGTGTTTGCTAAAGATCACTTCATTCGAGTTCCTAGTCAAACTCTTATTCTTGAAAGATATTCGCAATTTCCTTCATATCGTGTTGGTTATGATATTACAGAATCTATCGTTACAGAACAAACTGATGAAACATTGCTTGATCCAGCTCAAGGATCGTACAATTATGCTGCTCCAGGCGCTGCGCGTTTGAAGCTGGTGGCTTCAATTGGTAAAGTTGCGTTAACGGCTGCAGTATCCAATACATTCGTCGAATTGATACGAATTGACAATGGTCTTGTTCAATCAATATCCAATAAGACTCAATATTCAAAAATCCGCGATTACATCGCACAAAGAACATCTGATGAATCTGGTGACTATATCGTCAGCGGATTTAGTACGACTATTCAAGAGCATCTTAAGACTGCTAATAATGGCGGAGCATTTTCAGCTTCAGTTGGCGGAAACTCTGCACTCTTGATTGCATCAGTCGCTCCGGGCAAAGCATATATCAAAGGATACGATATTGAAAAGATTGTATCTAGTAAAACTGCTTTTGGAAAGGCTACAGATTTTGAGTCATTAGAATCTGCTAAAGTTCTCGTCGATTATGGCAATTATGTTATTGTTGATAACGTCGTGGGTACATGGGATCTAGATCAGCAAGGTTTGGTGTCTCTTAGAACTAATCAAGCTAACTCTGTGACGACCGGTGCATTTTCATCTGGTTCTCTTCCAGGCGTTTCTATAGGAACAGCTCGTGTTCGCGGATTGGAGCACTATACAGGAATTCCTGGTCTACCTAGCGCACAATATAAATTATATCTTACAGATATTAATATGAACGCAAGGAATTCTTTTTCTGAAGTTCAAAATGTCAGTTATGACGCAACAATCGACGGTAAAGCTGACGTATTGAGTTCAAACGGAACAAATACTTTCGTAACAGACGCATCGTTTGATAGAGGAGTATTTCGTTTACCAGCTCCTTCAGTTAGAAAACTTCGCAACACGAGCGATAACATCAATAATGATTTTTCTTTCTATAGATCTATAGAATTTACGTTTGACACTAATGGACAAGCTACGATTAACTCTGGAACAGACTCAGAAACTTTTGACGGGTCTGGTGTTCTGAGTGATGACGCAACACGAACAGATTTTTATGTTGTTATTAGGGGTACAGCCAATACTTCTTCTCTAACAGGAACTATTTCTTCGCTAAACGGTTCAAATACAATAACTGGTGTTGGAACAGCATTCCTGACCCAAGTCAATCCTGGCGACATAATTCACGTTTCTAACAACGCAGATTATGTTGTTAGCACGGTTACGAATAACACGACACTTAATCTCGTAACGCTTGCGAATGCAACAAAAACAGGAATGCCGCTGTTTAAGCGTTTCAAACCAGGTCAAGTTATTGATATGGGTGGTGTTGGGCGCGATGGCAATCGCTCTATTACTATATCGGGCACTCCTTCTCGTCAAGCTCTGTTAGACATTAATGAAACTCTTGGCGCGTCTGTAGCTGCTACAGTTATAGCCACGTTCAATAAAATTGATGGACAAGAAGCTGCTAAAATTGCTGCTCGCAATCGTCTTGTAAGTATTCGAACGGGTAACACTGTGTCGATGGGAGCTGGTGCATATTCTGGTAATACAACTGGACCATGGCCACTTGGATTGTCCGACGGGTTTCGTCTAGTTTCTGTTCGCAAAAAGACTGGATCTAATTTTACTGCTACGACCGAAGGTGAAGATGTAACCCAATACTTCACACTCAATTCTGGCATGAAAGATTCTTACTATGATCACGCCAAGCTAGTTAAGAAACCCGGCACAGGTCTTACTTTGGGATCAACTGATCGCCTTCTTGTAAAACTCGATCACTTCACGCACAGTTATGCTACTGGCGTTGGATATCTTTCAGTAGATTCGTATCCAGTCGACGATACGAACGCAGGAACAGATACAACAAAAATCTTTACCTACGAAATCCCCACATTCACTTCGCCTAGTTCAGGCATAAAATATGATTTAAGAAATTGTGTTGATATTCGTCCAAGAATATCTGATACTGCCAACTCGGTAACTTCTCTTACTAATATATCACTCAATCCTATTGCAAGCACGACTTTCCAGTCCGGTGGCGTGTCTGGATTACATTTTTCGCCTACGGGGCAAGATTTTACCACAGATCTTTCTTACTATATGAAGAGAAATGACATCATTTCTCTCACGAAAGAAGGCGCTATCAACGTGACGCGAGGAGTACCTTCGCTCAATCCGGTTACTCCGTATGCACCAGACGATGCAATGACGCTCGCTGTAATTTCTCTCGCACCATATCCTTCGTTGACAGAAGATGTCGGTAGAGCAATTAATCGTCCGGATCTAACAAACACAATTAAACGCCTTAAGAACGAACGATTCACAATGCGTGATATTGGTGCTCTGCGTGATCGTATCGATCGCTTGGAGTATCTTACTGCATTGACTTTGCTTGAAAAGAATTCTAAAGATCTGCTTATTCCAGATGAAAATGGTCTAGATCGTTTTAAGAATGGTATTTTAGTTGACGGATTTGTTGGACATAATATTGGTAACGTATTTGATCTTAATTATAAAATTTCTATCGATAAAGTTAAAGGCGAAATGCGTCCACTATTTGCGCTGGATCAAGTTCAGCTCAATTACTCGGGTGATTCTACCAATGTTGTTCGCACGAACGTAACACCTTCTGGGATATCTCGAGATCAGATAATATCTATCTCAGGGCATCCAGCATTCATAGATGGTGAAACTGTAACTGCAGGAGCATATACAGCCACACTTAGAGCAGCTGTTAATAAGTCGACTGTTTCTGATGGAGCAATTATATTAACAACCAAACTCTACATAGAAAATGCAACAGGTAACTTTACACCTGGTGTTTCAGTAACTGGTTCTGTGGCATCAGCTACAATCGTTTCTGTGCAGCAAATTGCTTCAGGTGATCTAGTAACGCTACCATATTCGCATAAGATTCTTGTTCAGCAACCATATGCTACTACAACAAGAAATTGTGCTGGAGCATATTATAATTGGAAAGGTTCTGTAATATTAGAGCCCGACAACGATTACTGGTTCGACACTACTAAGAAACCAAACATTGTAGTCAACGTAGAAAACACGCAAGATAATTGGAACTACTTAAACGGTCCGTGGCAAACAGAGTACGGCGCATGGGAGCGCACGTTTACTGGCACTCCTACTATTGCTAGCAATAAGGAAACGCTCGGAGAAACTACTACAAGAACGTTACCCGACGGATCAACTGAAACGATTCAGAATTTTTCGACCGAAACAGTATTTTCAACCCCCACAACAGAAGCGCGTACAGCAACAAAACCTGGTGTTATTGGATCTGTTACGACTGAAACTGCGGGACAAGTTGTTGTTGATACAAGCCTTATACCGTATATGCGTTCTAGAATTCTATTCGTTAAAGCGCAAGGATTAAAGCCGTCGAGCAGAATCTATGCGTTCTTTGATGGTGTCAATGTAAGCAATTACATTACTCCAATGAACTCAACTGAATATAATAACAGATTGAAGGATCCTGCGACTGGTGCTGCTGTTAATCCAATATTTAAAGAAGGCACTGCTACATACACGAATTCTGGCGGAGAAACGTTTTTCTTGTTTAGAATTCCTAACGACGGAACTCTAAAATTTACAACAGGAACAAAACGCTTAAGAATCAGTGATAGCCCAACTAATTCTCAAACATACGGAGCATTCACTACTTCTGCTGAAATTGATTATAGCGCTTCTGGTTTGCAGCAAGGCGTATCTGATTTAACGATTTCAACTCGTAGGCCTTCTATAAGTTCAAGCACTTTAACAGAAACTCAACAAGTTTTTGCAGCTGGATCAACGAGTACTTCTGGCAGTCGCGTGATTGGTACAACACCAGCTCCGCCACCACCACCGCCTT